TGTCTTTGATTTCATTTGCTTCTTTTTGGCTTGTTGGAATCATTTTAAATGTAAATCTAAACTGACGTACACCAATGCCACGTAGTGTCGATCTTCTATTAGGGTTCAATGCAATGCCAGTACCTGTTTCGATAGCACCTTGAACCTCTGGACTTAGTTTACTTGTCAGACGTAGTGCAGCTACTTGCGCTGCCTCTGATCTCAGACCAAAATTAAATGCTTCTTGAATAGATGTAAAGTCTGGAAGTAGATTTGATGTGACTGCGCCTAATATAGAACTTCCACTCTTACCTGCTTGAATAGCATTCAATCCAGCTCGACCAATAATACCCAAGTCTACATTGGTATACTCAACATTATCTTGAAACTGTAAAGCCCCAGGCAAATACAATGTTGCTTTTCGTCTCTTGTCAAATCTTGGAGGTAATAGTCCTCTTTGGGTTTTCTGTGTTCCTTGAAACGCTCTTATGTTTGCTGCGTTCACCGCTGCCTCTGGTCCTTCAACGGCGTTAACACCACCTTGAACTTGATCTCCTATAAGACCCTTGAAAACAGTTTCAGGTAGAGTTTTATAGTTTTCTTGCACGGTTTCAAAGGTTATTCTACCCTTGTATCCATCATCCTCTAAAGGAAACTTAAAGTTTCTGTTGAGTGTCATTACATCTTTTCCTAATAAATACAAAAAAGTTTCTATTATTTATAAGGTAATCATGGCATACTCAGGCAGGTATAAAGTTAAAAATAGGTCTAAGTACAGAGGTGATGCAGACAATGTTATTTTCAGATCACTTTGGGAACGAAATGCATTCAAGTGGTGTGATGAACAAAAAATTGTAAAAGAATGGGTAAGTGAAGAAGTTGTCATTCCATATCGGTATGAGGTTGATAAAAAGTACCATAGATACTTTATGGATTTGAAAATCACATATACGAGTGGTAAGACTATTCTTGTTGAAATCAAACCTGAAAAAGAAACAAAGGCCCCTGCATTCCATGGTAGAAAATCTAAACGTTATATCAATGAAGGTATGACATATGTAAAGAATATGAACAAATGGAGTGCTGCTCAAGAATATGCTGCGGATCGTGGATGGGGATTTGAAATATGGACAGAGAATAAACTATCAGCCATGGGTATACTTCCTAAACCTAAGAAAAAGATTAAGCCTCTAAAACCATTACCTAAACCTAAGAAAAAGTAGTATACTCACCCACCTCAAAAACCTCTATTTAATTATATACTATTTTATCGATTCGTCAACCCAAAAAATCAATATAAATAATAACATGTCAAACTTATTTAAAAACTTAGAAATCGAAGCATTTAGAGCAGGTATTACTCCTAGAACACAAGAGTCTAGGGAGTGGTTTCGTAAACGCTTAAGTCGTATTCGTAGAGTAAATCGCAATGACATCATGAGGGATGATTCATTAAAGCTTGTCAATAGGCAGCTCATTGGCTCTATGCAGATGTTTTTCTACGATCCGAAGCATAAAGAGACTTTACCGTATTACGATGCATTTCCATTGGTTATTGTGATTGGTCCAGCCGAAGGTGGCTTTCTAGGATTGAACTTGCATTATCTTCCCCCAGTACTCAGAGCAAAGTTCCTAGATGCCTTGATGGACGTGACAACCAACACTAAGTACAATGACAGTACAAAGTTTGATGTTACATATGACTTACTTAAGAGAACAGCCAAGTTCAAGCACTTCAAGCCTTGTGTTAAACATTACCTGAACAAACAAGTGAGAAGTAGATTTGCAAGAATACCTGCACCTGAGTGGGAGATCGCTACATTTCTACCGACTGCATCATGGCAAAAAGCGAGTGGTTCTCAAGTATACAAAGATTCTAGAAGGATGATTTAATGTCTAGTATTGATACAATGAAAAGTCTTATCTCTAGAAAAGATGGTATAGCACGTCAAAATGTTTTCAGAGTAAAGCTTCCTTCCCTTCCAGGTGCTACAATGGAAGAAGTCAATCTACTTTGCAAAGACGTTGTAATGCCAGGGAGACAAGTTCTAACCAATGAACGTAGGATTGGTATGAGAACTCAAAAGGTTCCTTATGGTTATGGCATAAGTGACGTGCCGTTGACGTTCCATGTTTTAAATGACTATGGTATCAGAAAATACTTTGAGGTGTGGCAAAACCTTGCAGTGAACCAGTCTGACCATTCTGTGGGCTATCTCAAAGGCAAAGAAGGATATGGTAAGCAGGTTATCATCGAACAACTTAAGAAGGGTATTGGTTTGCCAGTGTATCAAACTCCACTTGGTATTCCTAAGCTACCTTCAGAAATACAAAACAGATTACCCAAGTTCGGTCCAATCGACTTGGCTCAGGGTCAACTTGATCTTAACTATGTGACTAATGATGATGTGATTTATTCATGTACACTCATAGACGCATTCCCAACAACAATGAATGATATTCAACTAAATAACCAACCTGATGGTGTTGTCGAACTGAATGTGCAACTCTCATATACAAACTGGTATGCTAATGAAGTAGAGTTAGCCAGTACAACTGAGAAGTTTATTCAAACTCAAATCGGAACAGCATTAGGGAGAATATTTAACTAAAGGATGAAATGAAATGGCGTTACCAAAGCTAAATGATAAACCAAAGTATGATCTTGTAATACCATCTACACAACAGAATGTACGGTTTAGACCATATCTAGTGAAAGAAGAAAAGGTTCTGATGCTTGCTCTTGAAAGTCAGGATCAGACACAAATCTTCCAAGCGATTGCTGATACTATCGTTGCATGTGTGGATGAACCTATTGATAAAAAAACGCTGACAAGTTTTGACATTGAATATATGTTTGTTAACATTAGATCAAAATCTGTCGGTGAGAATATTAAACTGACACCTCAGTGTACACAATGCGAAACTGAAAATGAAATCTCTGTGGTTTTAAATGATATCAAAGCTGACATGTCTGATGTAGATTCTGTTATTGTATTGAACGATGATATTAGTATTAAGATGAAGTATCCATCATATATGGACCTTGTCGGTGGTGATATCTTTATGAGTGAGTCTACAACAGAACAAACATTTAATATGATTTCAAAATGTATTGAATCGGTGTTGACAGAAGATGAGATTATTTCATTTAAAGATGAAACTCCACAAGATCAAATGGACTTCATCGAATCTCTGTCCACATCACAGTTTGATGATATTCGAGTGTTCATCGAAGCCATGCCACAGGTAAGCTATGATGCGTCATTTGAATGTACGAGTTGTAATGCTAATAATGAGTTGAAGTTGAGAGGAATGAACGATTTTTTTTAGTATCTCTTTCTCATGATAACTTGGTTAACTATTATAATGTAAACTTTCAACTGATACAAAACCATCATTATTCTCTTGATGAAATAGAAAGTATGATACCTTGGGAAAGAGAAATATACTTACAAATGCTTGTTGATCAGATCAGAGAACAGCAAGAGGAAGCTGAAAGGCAAAGGATGAGAAATGGCTGATTTTAAAGACGTGGTAAAAGCGTTAGCTGAAAACAATAAGAAGCAAGATAAAACAACTGATTCAGTTGACAAACTTCGCTATGTTTTTGAAGAGCATTTTAAGTTCTTGCAAAGACAAATCAAAGACCAAGAAGAAGCAGCTGCAGAAGCGGCGAAAGTAAAGAGAGAAACTAGAAGTTCTCCTGGTGCTGCATCTAAACAAGGACCAAATAATCTAGGGCTTAGTCTTGGAATGCTTCTTAGTAAAGGTGGCGCACTTGCGGGTATCACAGCTCTTGTTGCAACACTAGAAGGTCTTAGGGGATGGGAACTAAAATATATTTCTAAACTAAGAAGTCTACCGTCAAGTATCATAGGGGTGATATCCAAGGGCATGGACAATGTGCGCTTGAGTGTTCTTAGACGCATTTTTGGTATTGGCCCTGAAGGTAAGGTTATAGACTATCTAAACACAAAAGGTGAAAAGATAGGCACACAAACTATAACAGTTGCAGAATCAGTACAAGATGCTTTACGTGATCTTAGGAATAGATTTTGGAGAGTATTTGGTATTGGTGCTGATGGTAAACTTATAACGCTAAGAGATCCTGATGGTCTTTTCACAAGAAATATTATTGGTAGAACAACATTTCAGATAGGTAGAATATTAAAACCCTTGATGCGTGTGTCTGAAGGTGTTGCAAGTTTCGCCACAGGAACAGGTAAAAAACTATTCGAATGGTTGAGTAAACTTGGTGCAGGGGCAGGACCATGGCTTAGACTCTTTGGTAATATTCTAAAGCCTTTAGGGTTCTTCTTTTCTCTTAAAGAAGGTTATGATGAGTTCATGCAAAGTGACAAAGCGTCTATCCTAGAGAAATCAACAGATGCTATTGGGGCTTTCCTTGGCGATTTCATTGGTGCTCCATTAGATTTATTAAAAGACCTTGTGTCAGGTGCATTTAAACTGATTGGATGGGATGATGCGGCGAAAACACTTGATGCTGTAAGTATTGAAGAAAATCTTAAACTAGCATTTCAAACTATATTAGATGTGCCGAGAGAACTTTTCAACTGGGTGAAAACTCTATTCACCGATCCTGCAGAGGCAGGTAAACAGGCATGGAACACATTTTTAACTGGATTAGGATTTGTCGCAGATGCTTACGATACACTTACTGATGTTTTAATATGGCCAGTGAATAAGTTATTTAACTACATCGGAAGTTTTTTAGGATGGACAGACCCTGAGAACCCAATCGATATTAAACAAACCGTTATTGATTGGACTATGGACTTCTTTACTTATTTGTCAAGCTGGCTTCCAAACATCTCAGAAATCGGAAAACAAATCAAAGATGCCGTAGTGTCTATCTTACCTGATTGGCTAAAAGATTATCTGATAGGATCGGGTACAGTTGATGAAGCTGCAAGAAAACTTCAGATTGCAGAGTATGAAAGAATACTTAAGACCATCGATAAAAATAATGATAACATAATAACAAGTGAAGAATATGAGGAAGCAATAACAGGTAGAGGTAATAGTAATGAGAGGATACAGCTTCGGAACGCTCTCAGAAATCTAAAAGAACTTAGAGGAGAAGAGATTCCGTCAAGCACATTAATGGAAAAAGGTGGTCAAAGCATAACTATCAATAATGTTGATAACTCTGTTAATACACAAAGTGGTCCACCTGCGGGATCATCTGATAAGAAGTACCTGCAAGGTTCTGGTATGTCATCAGTTGATCTTAGATATGAAAAGAAATATATGTCCATGCGTGGCTTTGGAGTAGCAATCGGACAAGTCCATTAAAAAAGGCCCCCGAAGGAGCCTCTTTCTTTAGTCTTCTGCGGCTAACTTAGAGAAGTAAGCCATGGTGTCATCATCGTCCATCGAACTCTCAGCCGTTGTGATCTGAGGTTCAGGTATCGATGGTGCACTTGGAGCAGGTGCAGAACGATTTTCGAATGATGGGATTTCATCATCCAAGTCCTCTACTTGCTTACGTGTACGAGGTGTTGACTCACCAAGCACAATAGCCAAACGAGATTTTAGTTCGTCGTATGACTTATAGTTGGCAGGATCAGCCCACTCTGACAAGTCGTGTTGCTGATTGTACAAAGTCTCTTTTGCCTCATCATCACCTGCACGTAACTCGCTTGGTGATTTAAAGCTTGAAGCATCATAGTTTGCATAACCTTCAACATTACGAATCTTCAACGTGAAGTCTGCGCCTGACCACATATCGAATGGATTGACAGGTGCCTCATCAGGGAACTGTGGTTGTAATGAGTCCATAATCTTATCAAAGATTTTCTTTCC